CAAGTCTTTGCAAAACCGCCCTATAAAAAGTGGGCTGTAAACATCAGTTCGGCCCGCGATGTTTACATTCCCCGGTTTCGGGTGTTTACATCGGGCTTCTGCTGTTTTCCTCAAAACCAAGGCTGAACCCATGACATCCATCATTCAAACTTCCGTGCTGCGCGCCGCCGTCCTGTCGGCGTTCGACCGTGGCCGGTATCAAGTCCAGTTCGGCACGGCGCCGGCGGGTGACGACATCGCGGTGGTTCCGTCGAGCATCTGCCTCGACCTGGCCGAGCGCGACGACGACCTGTTGGGCTCAACGACGGACCCTTGGCCGGGCATCTTCACGCCGGAAGAAGAGGCGCAGCTTGCCGAGCAGATGGGCGCGCTGGGCCGTTCGATTTGCGAGCGGTTCGGAATTGATGCGGCTTTCGGCGCCGACGACCACGGCCCGGCGGTCCCGGCCCAGGACGCGCCCGACAGCGCCACCTCATACATGATCCAGACCGGCCCCTCTGATCAGCCCGGCTTCTCGACTATGGAAGAGGTCGTGAAGGTCTACGAGTTCGCGCTGCAGGGTGCGGACTGTCGCTTCACCACGCCGAAAACCCTGGACGAAGTTCAGGTAGGCCACGCGCCTGATATGAACGCTTTTCATGCCGCCGACTGGGTCCACGTCTATGACCGCGTGACCCGCGAGCGCAGGACCCTGAAGCGGCCGGGCGCGGATCGCATCATCAAGGGCCTGGCGGACGTGGCGGCTGACCTGCGGGGCAAGCCGACCCCTCCCGCGCCCGGCCCTCTGACCTCGGCCGAGGGACTGCTGCGGGGCGACGTGCTGCGGTGCATCCGAGGCATTGACGAAATGCCCGATGACCAGATCGTTCGCGTTCAACGGATGCACGAATGGCCCGGTGGACATAAGGAAGCGATCATTGACGGTCTATGCTGGCGTCACGACCGCTTCGCCTTCGTCGGCCGCCCAGGTTCGGACGGCTGGATGGACTGGCCCGGCGGGGAGAACCCGGTCGGTGATGCAATGGTCGAGGTGATGCACACGGAGGCTAACTGGACAAGCAGGGGGCGCGCATCGATCTGGAACAAGGCGTGGCGGCACGACACCCAGGGCGAGCGCGACATCGTCCGCTTCCACCTAGTTGACCTTCCGGCGCTTCCGTCCGACACATAGCGCGGGCTCCCCCGCCCACCTCCGACTTAGCCCCGCCGGTTCGCCGCGCGGGGCTTTTTCGTGGGCCTTGACCATTTGGCCGCCTTGCCGCATTTTCGTCTCACGGGCTGAACCGAAGACTACGAGCGCTATCTAAGGCCCTGTCCGAGAAATCGGTCCCTGAACGGCGACAGTCGGCTCCGAGCGGAGTGATAGGGAAGCCAAACGCCTACAAAATGACGCCCCCCGTGGAAGGAGGGGCAAGCCCGGCCCGGTGATCGTATCCGCTTGGCCGATGGGCCGCCGTTGTGATGACGAGATGGCTGGGAAACGGGGTAGCGCATGACCGCCCCGCCGAGAGATCGGTCAGCCGATACGATGTGTTTTGGCTCCGCGTCGCGACCTCAAGAAATCGACTGAACCGAAAAAGACACGTCCCGCCTGCTTAAGGCGAGATGTGTCCTCACCACATCTGGTTGCCTAAGAAATCATGGCCAGGAAACAGGACAATAAAAAAGCCCACCCCAATGCGGAAACACGGGGTGGGCTTTACGGGGCTGAAACCGGCCAGAGCGCTTAAACTAAGGCCCAGCCAAACTACCCGAACTGTTTACATCGTCAAGGGCCTAGTGAACCGTGACGGATGATCGGCGGCCATCGGGGGATTGATAGACAGAGACGCGGGTGGGAGAGCCGTTGACCCAGATGGTTGAGGTCGTGGTGTCGGGGCCGAGCAGCAGGGCTTCCAGCGCCATGACCAGCAGCGACGGGCGGCGGGGCTCCTGTGGCTTCTCGTCCGTGAGCGAGACCGGATAGGTGGCGCAGCCTGACAGGGCGAGGGCTGCGGCGATGATGGCGAGGCGCTTCATGGTTGGGGTTCCGGTTTGAGCCAGCGGCCATAGGCCACTTCGGTGTCTTTCATGCCCAAGTAGCGCCAGAGGTAGCGGTCCAGGGTCGGGGCGGGTATTGCGGCAGCTTGGGCGGCGAGGTTTAGGGAGTGGCCTCGGGCCAGATACTTGCGGGCGACCACGACCTTGCGGCCGATGATGACCCGCTGCGACCAGACGCGAACCGGCCTCACAGGATTCGCCGCCCGCGCGTGATGATGCCATGGAGCCAGCCGAACAGGGCGCCCCAGTTGATGAGGTGGCCGCCCGAGGTCCATTCAAACGCCTGTCCGTTTCGGCCAGCGTTGCGCTGGGCGGCGATCCAGTGAGGGCTCGCGCGGGTGAAGGGATCGATAGTCATGTGTCAGCCTCCTTGTTGATGTTTACATATTGACCCACGGTTTCGGGAATGTAAACATCGTCTCATGGTCGCCGGGTGATACCGCCCGCGCCGTCATGGGGCCGGCAGGTCATTGGCCGGGATGCGAAAGTTAAGGGGTGGACCCGTGTGGCCTGGGTTTCTTAGCGCCACCCCAATCTCGGCAAGTCCCCACGGCGCCCGGTCTTAGGATCGGGCGTTTGCCGTTGTGGCCCCGGAACGCTATGTAAACACGCATGGCACTTCGTGGACGAAAACCAAAACCCACAGCGATCAAGACGCTGGAAGGCGACCGCTCGAAAAAGGGTCTGTCGAAAACTGAGCCGAAGCCCGACCTGGGCGTGGAGCCGCCCGAGCCGCCCGAGTGGCTGTCAGAGGTGGGCCGGGCCGAGTGGTCGCGCCTTGCCCGCCAGCTTTGGCTCAACGGTTTGCTGGGCCGCGAGGACGTGCAGGCCTTCGCCGCCTACTGCGACCACTTCTCCAACGCCATGCGCTATCGATCGATCCTTGAGGAGCAGCGACTGGAAGAGGGGCGCGTCGCTCGGGCACAAGAGCGGTGGGAGACGTTCGGGCGGCGGGGCCATCGCCCAGAGCCCGCAACAATGGCGCAAGCGAGCCTGATCTGCACCTCGACAGGTACGGTTCAGCAAAACCCGGTCATCGGGATGCTCAACGTCTCGACCCGCGAGATGATGAAGATCGCGACAGAGTTTGGCCTGACCCCGTCCAGCCGGGCGCGCGTCAACGTTCCGCGCGGCGGCGCCAACTTCCCCGAGCCGAAGGACAAGGCACCCGAGGGGCCGACCGCCGCCTCATTCCTCAACCGTGGCCCGCGTCTCGTCGCAAGCCGCCCCTGACTGACACCGCATGGCCCGCGCGATGACCAAGAAGCGGAGCGCGGGCCACAAGGCCAGGGCATCCGGTGACGACGTGACAGCCTATGCGCTGGACGTGGTCGCGGGCGATATTGTCGCCGGGCCGTGGGTGCGCGCTGCCGCCCAGCGCCACCTCGATGACCTTGAGGGCGGCGCGGCGCGGTTGATCTGGTTCGATGTCGCGGCGGCCCAAGACTTCTTCGACTTCTGCGCCACGCTCTGCACGGTGCTGGTGGACGGCCAGACCCGGCCCCTGATCCTCTCGCCGGCCCAGCGGTTCATCACCGGCTCGATCTTCGGTTGGAAGCGCGACGACGGATGGCGCCGGTTCCGCCAGGCCTTCATCGAGATGGGCAAGGGCAACGGCAAGTCCCCCTTGGCGGCGGCGGTCGGCCTCTATGGCCTGGTGGCTGACGGCGAAGAACGGGCCGAAATCTACGCCGCCGCGACGAAGAAGGATCAGGCGATGATCCTGTTCCGCGACGCCGTGTCGATGCGGGCCAATAGCGAGGCCCTACGTGGCGCCCTGACCCCCTCGGGCGGGAACCCGGTCTGGCAGTTGACCTTCCTGCCAACGGCCAGCTTCTTCAAGCCCATTGCGAACGATGACGGCCAGTCGGGGCCGCGCCCCCACATCGGGATCATCGATGAGGTCCACGAAATCAAGGACCCCTACACCATCCGAATGCTCAAGGCGGGCTTCAAGGCCCGGCGCCAACCCCTGCTCTTCATGATCACAAACAGCGGCTCCGACCGCACTTCTGTGGCCTGGGAATATCACCAGCTGGGGATCGAGGTGGTGTCGGGCGAAAAGCTGGACGACAAGGCGTTCTACTACATCTGCGCGTTGGACGACGGAGACGACCCGTTCGAGGACGAGGGCTGCTGGATCAAGGCGAACCCCGAACTGGGGAATATCATCGGGCACGACTACATCCAGAAAGAAGTCGGGGACGCCAAGCTGCTGCCGAGCGCCCAGAACACGGCCCTACGCCTGAACTTCTGCGTTTGGACCGATGCTGACCGGGCTTGGATAACCCGCAAGGCCTGGGAAGGATGCGTCGTCTCGGAGAAGAACCCGACGCCGACAGATGGCCTAGGCTGCCGCCGGTCCGTCACAACGCTGCGTCTGGAAGATTTCCACGGCGCCAAGGCCTGGGGCGGGCTCGACCTGTCCCGCACGACCGACCTTTCCGCCAAGGTGCTGACCTTCACCGACTCGGTTGCGGGCGTCGATCACATCTACAGCTTCCCGAAGTTCTGGACGCCGGCCGACACCATCAAGGAGCGGTCGAAGCGGGATCAGGTCCCCTATGACCTCTATGTCCGCGAAGGCCATATGGTGGCGACGCCCGGCCCGGTCATCCCGCTGCTGGCCATCGGCCGCGACATCCACGAAGACTCGAAGCTCTTCGATCTTCAGTTCGTCGCCTATGACCGCTACGCCTACCGCGAGTTCGAGGCAGAGATCGCGGAGGAGATCGCCGGGTGGATTCCCCCCATGCTGGAGCATCCGCAGGGCTTCCGCCGATATAGCAAGATCGACAAGCATCTGGCGGCCCGGTTCGGCTGGTACGATGAGCGGGGCGAGGTGATCGAAAACCCCCTCTGGATGCCTGGGTCAATCCGCGAGTGGGAACACGCCATCTTGGAGGGCCGTTTCTGGACCCCAGCCAACCCCGTGATGAGTTGGAACGTGGCGGGGGTCTTCCCCGAAGCGAGCCCGACCGTTGATGGCGCAATCGTCTTCAGCAAGCGGAAAGCGACCGGCCGTATCGACGGCGCCGTGGCCAATGCTATGAGTGTGGGCGCGGCTGTGGCAAGGTTCGGCCCCGAGGGCTCCGCATTGGACGACTTTTTGGCTAACCCGGTGATGTCAACATGAGCAGTTTCTGGGGCCGAGTCGGCCAAGTCTTCCGCCTTTCGGGTCCGATCCCGTTCGGGGCCTTCTTCAGCGGCGCGAACTATGCCGAGAAGAACGTAACGGTGGACACAGTCCTGAACCTATCGACCGCTTGGGCCTGTTCGCGCTTGATCAGTGGAACCCTCGCAACCCTTCCGTTGCACGTCATGCAGCGTGGAAAAGATGGCAAGCGACGCCTGGCGAAAGAGCATCCCGTCTCGGAGTTGCTGCGCGGCCGGCCCAACGCGAACCAGACTCCGGTCGAGTTCAAGGAAGGTATGTTTGCCTCTCTTGTCTTGAGGGGAATGGCCTACGCCAAGAAAATTCGCATGAACGGCGAGGTCGTGGCGCTTCAGCCGTGGGACTATGACCGTTGCCAGCCCATGCGCCGCGAAAACGGGTCTCTCTATTACAAGATGACGAACCGGGACGGCACCCAAGAGGAGGTCGCCCCCGATGACGTTTTCGTCCTGAAGGGCTTTACGGACAACCGAGACCCTGACATCGGCCTATCGACCATTGCCTATGGGCGCCAGACGTTCGGCAACGCTATGGCGGTTGAGGAGACCGTGGGGCGCCAGTATGCGCGCGGCCTGAAGCAGCCCGGTTTCTTCTACACGGACAATCCCGCCGTTCGCTTGGACCCTGAAAAGCGCGCCCAGTTTCAAGCCATCATCGACAGCCATACCGGGTCAGCCAATGCGGGTTCCCAGCTTCTCCTTGAGGCTGGCTTCAAGTGGCAGTCGATGGGCATCAACCCTGCCGATTTCGAGATGCTGGCCACGCGCGGCATGAACGGTGAGGAGGTCTGCCGGTGGTTCCAAGTCCCGCCTCCGATGGTGGGCCTGTTCGACAAGATGACCAGCTGGCCCGGTGGTCAGCAGGGGATGCGTTCAGACTTCCGGGACTTCTGCCTGCTGACCTACATCACGCGGTTTGAAGAGACCTGCAATCTGCGCCTTCTGACCCGAGAAGACCGTCTGGCCGGCTATTACATCAAACTGAGCAGCGAGGGCTTGCTGCGGGGCGACCTTCCAGCCCGAACCGAACATTATGCCTCGGCACTTCAGAACGGCTATCTGAACCGCGACACGGTTCGGGAGCTTGAAGACTGGGATGTCATGGAGGATGGCGAGGGCGGCGACATCTACACCGTCCAGCAGAACCTCACGCCCCTGTCTATGTTGCAAGCCGAGGCAGAGGCCCGCACAATGAAGAATAGCGGCACCCCGCCCGCGCCGACTATACCGACCCCCGGAGTCTAAGCCGATGCGCTATAGCCACATCCTCGCCCACATGGCGACGACCCCTTGGGCTCTCGAGCCGCAGTTCATGCGCGCCGCTATGGCTATGGTCATGGCCCGGTCGTCGGATGAGTTCATTGTGCCCCAGACCGATGGCCGGCTGACCCAGAAAAGAACCGATGAAGCGCGGCGTTCGGGCGGCGCCGTCGCGGTCCTGCCGATTATTGGCGTGATGGCCCAGCGCATGAGCGCGATGGAGGAGGCTTGCGCTTCTGGCGTCTCGGTTGAGAAAACGGCGGCGTTGTTCCAGTCCTACGTCGATGACGACGACATTTCAGCCATCGTTTTGGAATGGGACAGCCCCGGCGGCTCGACCTATGGCGTGGAAGAGTTCGCGGCCCAGGTGCGGGCGGCGCGGGGCGTGAAGCCCATCATCTCGCAGGTCAACAGCCTGATGGCCTCGGCCGCCTACTGGGTCGGCTCTGCGGCGGATGAGATCGTGGTCACGCCGGGCGGCCGCGCCGGATCGATCGGTGTCTATTCGATCCACGAAGACATCTCGGGGATGCTTGAGCAGCAGGGCGTGAAGCCCACCATCATCAAGGAGGGTGAACACAAGATCGCCGCCAACCCGTTCGGCCCCCTGACCGCCGAAGGCCGCGAGCAGATCGAGGCCCTGGTGCAGCAGTCCGCCGCCGCCTTCCGTGGCGGTGTGGCCGAGAACCGAGGCGTATCTTCCCGCACGGTCGTCAGCCAGTTCGGTGACGGCAAGGTCTTCGGCGCCGCTGAGTTGGTCGAGCGCGGCATGGCTGACCGCGTCGGCACGTTGGGCGACACGCTGGCCCGCCTCGGCGTCCCGTCCAAGAAGAAGGCCGCCGCCGCCCAGACGCGCGCCACCTTGGCAAATGGCGAAATCCCCGCTATCGGTCTGATGCGCGACAGCCTCCAGGGGAGCCTTGGACTGTCGAAGGCCCAAGCCGAAGCCCTGCTTCGCGGCGGCTATACGGGCATCGCGGCGGGGAACCTGTCGCAAGAAGCAGACGACAGCAAACCCCAAACCCCGCCGGCTCGAATCGTCAGCCGGTTTATCAAGTCGGCCTAGCCATGCGCGGGCCGCACCAGAGGCCCCGAAAATGACCGACACCATTGAGACCATCAACGCCCAACTGGCAGAGCGCGACGCCGCTATCCAGTCGGCTTTGACTGCTCTGGAAACCGCAACCGGCGACCAGATCACGAACCTGAAGGCAGAGCTTCAGGCTCAAGCCGAAAGCGGCCTGAAGCTGCACGCCTCTCTCATCGAGGTTTCGCAGAAGATGGCCGATCAAATCGGCGCGTTCGGCGGCCCAGGCAACGCCCCGAAATCCTTCGCCGCAGCGGCCATTGATTCCGATGCCTTCAAGTCGGTCATGGAAGGCAAGGCCAAGAGCGGTCGATATACCGTCAACGGTTCGTGGCATACCTCGGGCGCCGTCATTGGCTCGGGAACGACCGGCGTGGGCAATGGCGGCAGTCTGTTGACCCCCGACTATCGCCCCGGCCTTATCATCCAGCCGGATATGCCTCTGCTGATCCGCGACCTGCTGATGCCTGGTCAGACCGACAAGCAGGTCATCCAGTATTGGCGTGAAGTCGGCTTCACCAATGCGGCTGACTGGGTCACCGAAAACACCCGCAAGCCGCAGTCTGATGCACAGTTCGAGTTTGCGGAAGCCAACGTCCGCACGCTGGCCCACTTCGTGAAGGCCACGAACCAGATTCTGTCGGATGTTCCGCAGCTGCGTTCGTATATCGATTTCCGCCTCCGCTGGGGGATCAAGGATGTCGAGAACGCCGCCCTGCTGAATGGCTCTGGCACCGGCCAATCGATCGAGGGTCTGAACACCGTTGCAACGGCCTACGACACCTCGGCCAACAAGTCCGGCGACACGATGATCGACATCCTGTCGCACGCCTATACCCAGGCTGAACTTGCCTACTACCCCTCTGACTGGACGATCCTTCACCCGCGCGACTGGGAGTCGATCACCCTTCAGAAGGACGGCGAAGGCCGCTACATCTGGGCCAACCCCGGCTCGGTCCTCGGCAAGCAAATCTGGGGCCGGCGCGTTGTCACCACGGCGGCTCAAGACGAAGGCACGTTCACTGTCGGCGCCCGCATGGCTTCGCAAATCTTCGACCGCGAAGACATCACCGTTCAGATCGCCACCGAAAACGAAGATGACTTCGTAAATAATCGGGTTACCGTTTTGGCGGAAGAACGATTGGCCGTTTGCCACTACCGGCCAGAAGCAATCATCGTAGGTAATTTTTAATAGCGCCTGACGTTCGACGCTGATAAAAGTTGAGGGCCGGTAGGGAGTTGTGATCCCTACCGGCCCTCTTTTATTCAGCGACCGTGCGAGGGTCACCAAATGCCTAACCATCCTAAGCTTTTCCGCTTCTACAGGAAATGCGAGACTTGTGACGACTGGACCGAGAGCAATCGGAAGGATCGGCGCTTCTGTGATCGATGCCTAAAAGACCGGGCCAACGCGCTGACCCGCCAGAAACGTGCCGATTTACGAGCGAATTCGTCAGCGCCAAAAAAGCATGAAGCCCGACGATGCGCCTGCGGTCGGGATTTTGTATCTCGTGCCCACAACCAGGCCCTTTGTGACGCTTGCCGACCGTCCCCGAAGAATAGTGTTTGCCTGGACTGTGGCGCTCCCCGACCATATCGCCGGAAGAAGTTCTGCGAGCCTTGCGCTGCGTCGCGAACCAAGGCTCAAGACCGAGACGCTAAGGCTCGCATGGCTCGCGATGCTGGCGTTAGGCTCATAGGCTCAAATCAGCCGTGTAAGGACTGCGGATCATCTTTTGTCCTGTCTGCGGGATCGCAGATCAGGTGTCATCCATGTAGGGAAACATACGTCGCGCGCTGGCAAAAGGAACGCCGCCGCACCAGTGCGCAAGCGGCGATCACGGATCGCATCCGGCGCGGGATAAATGGCGGCCTAGGCGCGGGCGTAAAGCGGAGGCGAAAATGGGAATCCTTGGTCGGCTACAATACCGCCGAGTTGATGGCCCATTTGGAGCGCCAGTTCGTCAAGGGCATGAGTTGGGAAAACCGTCACCTCTGGCACGTCGATCATGTTACCCCCCTAAGGCTATTCAGCTACACGACCGCAGAATGTCCAGATTTCAAAAGGGCGTGGGCGCTGGCAAACTTGAGGCCGCTGTGGAAGCGTCATAACTTGATCAAGCAGGGCCGCAGAACCCATCTGCTATAGGAGCGATCATGAAGACCGTCCGCGTCAGGCTAAACCGAACCATGAACCCCATCGATGGCGAGAAGCGGTTCGCGGGATATGAGACCACGTTACCGGCCGCTCTGGCTGAGCAATGGTCGCGCAATGGCCGGATCAGCATCCTGGCGCCGACCAAGACGACGGGCCGCGCCCAGGTAGGTGCAGCGGACCCTACGCAGGCGCCCCCGAGTGGTTCCCCCGCTGGGCAGGGCGCTGTGTCATCGTCGTCGCCTCGGGTCCGTCCGCAACGCAAGCCCCGCTCGACCTGATACCGGGCTCTGGGGCGGCCTGTGTGGTGGTCAACGCCTCGCACCGGCTGGTTCCCGGCGCCGACCTACTCTATGCGGCCGATGAGGCGTTCTGGGCGCATGACTTCGAGGCCCGTCGCTTCCCCGGCCTGAAGGTGACGCAGAGCGAGAAGGCGGCGCGGCGGTTCGGCCTGCACCGCGTGAAACTGGACCCGGTCGGCCGTTCGATGCGCTTCGACCGGCTGGGGGAGATCGGCGCAGGCGGGAACAGCGGGTTTCAGGCGATCAACCTTGCAGCCCAGGCGGGGGCGTCGCGCATTGTGCTGGTGGGCTTCGACCTCTCGCTGTCCCGTGGGGTCCACTGGCACGGCAAACACGGCGCGGGCCTGAACAATCCCTCGGCGCAGAACATCGACCGTTGGCGGGCCGATCTGGACGCCGCCGCGCCCATGCTGGCCGGGCTGGGCGTTGACGTTCTGAACGCTTCGCCGCATTCATCGCTGACGGCGTTCGAGAAGCGCCCCCTGGAGGCCTGCCTGTGAAATCGTGGCTAGCAAGTTTGGCGTTCGGCGTTCTCTATCGGATTTCGTTTGAACACGAGGACCGCGATGGTTCTCGCCTCACCCTGAAGATGCACGTTCGTCCCCGCTTCGGGTGGGCGCCGCAGTCGAGCGACATTGAAAAAATCTGGCATGGCGCGACCGCCACCTGCAACTCGCTGGAAGTAGAAGACCAATGAACTATACCCGCACCGCCGTGTCGCCCGCCCTTCCGATCCCGCTGGAGAAGGTCAAGGAGCGGTTGCAGATCGAGGACGGCGACATGGATCAAGCCGGCATCGACGCCCAGAACGAGGCCGTGGAAGCGGCGTTGCTCTCGGCGGTGGAGTTTGTCGAGAAGCAGACCCACCTCACGCTTCGGCCGACGACGTTCCGGGTCGATATGCGGGACTGGTGCATCTCGCAGGACTGCGGCTGCGCGGGCGAACGTTACCGGTGGTCGGGCTGCTCCCCGGCTCTGCTTGAGCGCGTCCCGTTCCGCGATGTCGTCAGCATCGACTATCTAGGCCAGGGCGAGATCACGCTCCAAGACCTCGACCCCGCCGACTATCGCGCCCAGCGCCTGCCGACCGGCGGCCTGATCCATCTGAACGAGGACTTTCGCCTTCCCGACCTGGGCCGGGCCTTCGACGCCGTCCAGATCACGTTCCGCGCGGGCTACGACAGCCCAGAGGAGACCGGGAGCGGCGACGACCCCGACTTGCGCCTCCCGCACGCCCTGGCGAACGCTCTGGTCCTGCTGACCGGCTACTGGTTCAACAACCGGGACGCGGTCGGGACAGAGCGAGTCTATGCGCTCGAAATGGGCGCCGAGTCGCTGATGACGGCGTTCCGCCTCTACAAGTGATGTTTACATTCCCGCGCTGACGGTGTTTACATCAGCCTTCACCGAACAATGAGGGCTGATAATGATAGAGAAATGGGAAGCGGACGAATGCCGGGTCTATATGGGCGACGGCGGAATCAGTCTGCACAACGTCCCGAACGGCACGGCTCGGGCGCAACTGATCGCGGCGGCTCCTGACGTTCTGGACGCTCTGGGGGACTGCATAGCGGTTCTGACGAATCCCATTGTCGGGACCATCCACGGTGACGACCCAGATTGGTATGCGGCCCTAGACTTGGCGGTCATGAAAGCCCGCGCTGCGATCACAAAAGCAACCGGAAACCCCACCTGATGGCCCGCCCCCTCTACATCGTCGGAATGCACGGCCTGGGCGATAACCTGCACCAGCGCAGCATCGTCCGCGCCTATCTGGCCAAGGGCCGGGAGGTGTGGCTCGAAACCCCGTGGCCGCAGGTCTATCACGACCTCGCCGGGCCGCGCCTCAAGCTGGTGGACAAGGGCTCGAGCTTGCGGACCCAGGCGAAGAACGCCAGGGCCAACCGTGCGGCCTTCACGCGCCAGCGCCCGCCGCCCAGCGTGGACGTTCTGCGCCAGAACTACCCGCCCGCGCTGGTCCAGTCTGAGGGCTCGGTCTTGGGCGCCATGTCGAAGGTGGCGGGCGTTCCTGTCGGAGATTTCCGGCTTCCGATCCCGAAGGCGTGGCATGAGAAGGCCGATGCGTGGATTCGCCGCTGGAAGCCTGACAAGCCCCTGATGATCTACCGGCCGCTGGTCGAGCGCACCGAGTGGGGCGGCTGCGCGGCGCGGAACCCTGACCATCTGGCCTATAGCGATCTCGCCTCGCAGCAGGCCGACAACTTCTTCGTGGTGTCGGTCGCTGACCTCCAGCCCGGCAAGGAGTGGCTGGCAGATGACAAGGGCCTGATCTGCGACGCCGCCTGCCACGCTGGAGAACTGGATTTCGAGACCTTGGCGGCCCTCACCGAGATGGCCGCGCTGGTCTTCACGTCGCCGGGGTTCGCGGCGGTGCTGGGGCAGGCGGTCGGAACGCCTACGGTGGTGGTTTCGGGTGGGTATGAGGACGGGACCAGCTTCGCCGCCGGCGCCGCCCTGACGCCCACACTGGCCATCGCGCCTATCAACGCCTGCAACTGCTTCCGGCACGACCATGACTGCCCGAAGGAGATTGATATGCGCGCCGCGACCAGCGCGATGACAGGATTCCTCATGAAGAACTGCAAAGATATGGACCCGCCCCAGCCCTACGTTCTCGGCGGCCGGTCGAAGGTGCGCCCGAACATCGAGGTCACGCCAGACAGCGACATCGACCTTTCGGGCCTGCCGAAAGAGTACATGAACCCCGGCGAGCTTGAGACGCTGATCACGCTGGTGCGCTCGGTCAAACCCCGCGTCATGATCGAGGTGGGCTGCAACAGCGGTCGGACGGCGAAGGCCATCCTCCGCAACGTGCCCAGCCTTGAGCGGTATGTGGGGATCGACGTTCCCCCGTCGTATGAGTTCGCCAAGTCGGTGCAGCGGCGCGAGGTCCCGGCCCGGCCCGGCGAGTTGGCGCTGGACGATCCCCGCTTCATGCTGGTGCTGGCGCGGCGCGGGACGTTCGATCTGGGTGTGCTGGACCTGCGAAGCGCCGATGTCGTCTTCATCGACGGGGACCACGGCGCCGAGGCGGTCAAGAGAGACCACTGGCTGGCCCGACAGTGGCTTTCCATTGAAGGCGGCCTGATCATCCACCACGACGACCACGACGAGGCGACCGTGGACGTGCGGGCCACGCTGGACGCAATCAGCATCCCTGAAGACCCGATCTCGCACGTTCTGGGGACCTGGCTTGCAATCCAGAAAGTCGGCATGTAAACATCACGCATACACCCCGAGAGGGCCTTTGCCGAAAGGTGGGGAAAGTCATGGCGGCGGCGTTTCCGGGAAGGGCGCCGTCCGAGGTCTAAGAGAGTCGCCTGCTCCCGGTCTCCGGCCCGTTTTCACGGAAACCCCATTGCGCTGGTCCAGTAGGTAAGAACGCCCCTTGGCCTGAAAAGGATGGGGGAGAGGTCGGTGCAAGTCCGACGCGCAGTAAACGCCCTCGGTTCACGCCGGGGGCGTTTCGCGTTATGGGTTGCAGGCCAGAACAGGAGAGCCCCGGCAATGTGGATCAAGCTTCTTCAGGACGACACCCGCTCCATCCGCCCCAAGCTGCAGGGCATCGTGACCTCGCGCATCAAATACAAGGCCGGGATGGTCGAGAACGTCCCGAAGGATTACGGCCTGCGGCTGGTTCGCGAGGGCAAGGCCGAGGCGACCGTAAGCCCGAACCCGGCTAAAGCCTGATGGCCCGCCGGCGCCTTCGTAACCGGGCCACGGTCCTGCGAGCCAGCCCGAACCCGGCCGGCGATGGCGCGGGCAACTTCCAAGACGGATGGGACACCTACATGGGGCCGGTGTCATGCCGCATTGAGCCCCGAGCAGGCCGCGAGAACCAGCGCGACGGCCAAGAGGCCAGCGACCAGCAGTTCCACATCGAGTTCAGGGCCACGCGGGTCTCTACGCGCATCGACGGCCGAGATCGGGTTGTCGAGAACGGGGCGGCAGGGCGAACCTTCAACGTCGTGGCCAACGTCTGGCAACCGGGACAGGAGATGGTGCGCCTGATCTGCGAGCAAACGCCTGTTGTGTCGCCCGCCGTTGGCTATGAGCCAGGGGCCGAGACGGAGCCGATTCCGACATTTCCTGTCGGGCCGTGATTTTTAATGTTTACATCACTCCGGGGATGATGTTTACATTCACTCATCCCCGGCGGAACAGCCGGAACCGAAAGGGCTGAAGGAAACAAAATGAACTATTCGACCGCGATCTTTCTGATCAACAATGACGTGCGCGCCGTGGCCGTGTCCTACGAGCAGGATGCCGAGGGCAAGGGCGTGAAGCCTTTCCACTTCTTTAAGACCTTTGACGCCGATCTGGCCTCGATGGACTATGTCGCCATCCCCACCGGGACGCGCCACGGAATGACCGTCGCCCGCGTCGAAGAAGTCGATGTCGAGATTGACGTGGACTTCGGCGGCGACCTGAAATGGCTGATCGACCGCATCGACACCTCTCAACGCGATGTCGTGGAGGCGAGGGAGCAAGAAGCCATCGCCATGATCAAGTCCGCCGAGAAGAAGGCCCGCCAAGACGAACTGAAGGCGAAAATCCTTGCGGACAACCCGACTCTGTCGGCGCTGGCCAACATCAGCGCGCCAGACGTTCAAGCCCTTCCAGCCGAGTAATCGGCCCCCAAGATTAACGGCCTGCCCTGGTGCCTAAGTCCTACAGGATGGCCGTTAATGGAGTGCAGACTCGCATTCGCTCCTCTGCACTGTTCACTCATCGCTTACGCTCAGTGAACAAGGTTTAGGGGGTCGGAAGGTAGGACAGCCGGCGAACTTCTGACCCCTGAAAACCTTATGGAGACGACGCATGGCCCATTGCCCGAAATGCGGGCGGGGCAAGATCAAGAAGCCGAAGAACGGTGACGGGCGTTCCTGCAAGCATTGCGGACCCCTCCGGCAGTTGATCTTCTACCCGTCCACGAAATGACAGCGAGCGGTTACATCTCGCGATGTCAGCGCCTGCAAACAAAAGTCTCTCGGTTCACGCCGGGGGGCTTTTGTCGTATCTGGGGATATGGCGGTCACGTGGAAGCTCAAGGACGCGAACAACCGGCCCCAGAAGCGGGCTAAGGATTTCGTCGCCCGTATGAGCCGCATCCCGCCCAAGGTGAAGCGGCGCATCAATCAGGCGAACGAGAAGAGCGCCGAGGAACTGGTGGCCATGATGGTGCGTCTGGCGCCGCGTGATCAGGGGGACTTGGAACGGAGCATCACCTATTACGAAATGCCCGCCGAAATCGGTGGTGGCGTGACGTGGCGCGTTGTGGCGGGGAATGATAAAGCGCCTCATGCAAGATGGGTCGAGTTCGGCACCCCGAACACCCCGGCTCAGAGTTTCTTCTATCCGTCGTGGCGAGCCATGAGGCGGCTTATCAAGCGCAGGCAGATCGCCGCTTGGCGCAAAGGGATCAAGGAAAGCGAATGACCCGTCTCGCCGCCGATGCCGTCCAGACCGCCGTATTTGCCGCCCTACAGGGGTCAGCGGGCCTGACGGCTGCATTCCTCGCGCTGGGAGTTCCGCGCGTCGGCGGGCTTCTCCCGGTCTACAACACCGTGCCGCGCTCGACCTCAGGCGGTGCCCCGACGAAGGCATATCCGTTCATTGCCTTCAGCGACGCCCAAGATGTTCCGTCCAGCCCGACCAATGACTGTGACGCCGAGATCGAGACCTTCATCACCGTGGAAGTCTGGGACGATGCCCAGGCGCGGGGCCAGACCGGTGCCAAGCGGCTGGCGGCGGCTGCGGTGGTCGCGGCGGCGCGAATCCTCACGGTCACCGGCTGGTCGATGACAGTTGCGGGACTGGAGACTTCAAGGCATCTTCCGATTGCTGACGGCGTCGCCCGTTCTGTGGTAACGCTCCGCTACCTTTTGGACCCGGTCTGACCCGGATAGGAGACTGCGACTATGGCGACGAAGCCGAACTTCTCGGGGCGTAGGCTCCTCATCCGCGTGGGCAACGGCGCTTCGCCCGAAGTCTTCTCGGTCAAATGTACCTTCAACGGCGACCGGGCGATCTCCTTCTCGTCGTCCTCGACTGACGAAACGGACATCGACTGCGACGACCCCACCGCAGTTGCCTACACCGTCACGGTGGTGGACAGCCTGTCTGTCGAGGTTTCCGGAGCCGGTCGGGTCAAGGCCGACGAAGTCCCCTTCTTCCATGACTGGTGGCAGTCGGGCGAGCCCCGCAACGCCCAGGTGGCCATCGACGCGGAAGACGGCGTCGAGTTCGAGGGCCAGCTGCTGCTTCTGAACTGGAGCATCAACGGCGGCGAGACCGGCAGCGCCACCTCCGACATGACCATGAAGTTCACCGGCCCCGTGACGATGAACGAGGTCCCGTAAGGATGACCGACTTTCTGTCTGGTCTGACAGACGACGAGCCGCTGGGGGAAACCTCGGCGGCTTTGCCGTTTGACCTGTCCGAGTTGAGCGTTGGCGCCGCGCTGATGGCCCTGCAAATGGCGATGGCCCGCGACGGCGGAACCCGCAAACAGGAGATGGACGGGTTCCCGCTTGGGCCTGATCTCTACAAGGTCCGCTTCGGCATTGGCGAGGCCGAGTTCATCCAAGAGCGCCACGACATGGGGCCGCAGTATGCGCTCGACATGGTCGGCGCTGGCCGCTGGACCGTGGGGCTTCTAGGCGACGTGGTCTTCACCGCTCTGGTCGGTGGCGGCCTTGGCCCCTCCGAGGCGCGGCGCGCGGTGGCGCGGTGGGTGACTGGGCGTCCGTGGGGCGAGAGCGCACCTCTGGCCCAGGTTCTGCTCCAGCTTGGCGTCGTGGGTGTGCCGGATGAGCCGCCGGGAAAACAGGAGGGGGAGGCGACCCCGACCAGCCCAACCTCCCCCGAGGCAAGATCAGATTCGCCGCCATCTACGGACACCCAGCCCTAGCGGCGCTGACGACCGACCAAATCCGCGCTATGTCGTGGTGGGAGTTCGGCGCAAAGGTTGAGGGGTGGGCCGCCTTCCACGCCCCCCAGAAGACCCAGGCGCCCAGCGCGGAAGAGTTCGAGGCCGCCTTGGCCAGAGACGAAGAGCGGCAGGCCCGCAGAGGACAGTAGACCGATGGCTCAGGAAAAAGACGTGTCCCGCCTTGTTCTTGAGCTATCGGCCGACGTGTCGAAGCTGTCGAGCGGTCTGCAACGTGGGCAGCGCATCTCCGAACAACGAACCGCTGCTGTCGCCCGCTCCTATGACCAGATGGAAAAGCGCACGTCGCGCTCTGTCGGGAACATGGGAATGAACATCCAGCGCGCCATCGGCGGCCTGGCTCTGGCGGCGGCGGCGCGCGAGGTGCAGCAGTATGCCGACACGTGGACCCGCGCGACCAACCAACTGATGGCGGCTGGCAACAGCCAAGAACAAGCTGGGGCCAAGCTGAATGACCTGACGGAGATCGCCCTGCGGTCGCGGTCGAGCCTTGATGGGACCATCACCCTCTATAACCGCCTCATCGCCACGTCTGGGGATTTGGGCGTCAGTCAGCAGCGTGTCGCCCGCGTGGTCGAGACCGTCAACAAGGCTCTGGCGACCTCGAACATGAGCGGCGGCGAGCGCCAGTCGGCCATCACCCAGTTGGCGCAGGGTCTGGGCTCTGGAACGCTGGCCGGGGACGAACTGAAAGCCATCCGTGAAAACTCGCAGGCTCTGTCTCAAGCCATCGCGGATGAGTTCGGGGTGTCGATTGGCGAACTGAAGAAGCTGGGCGAGGAAGGCAAACTGACCTCGGCCAAGGTCTTCGCCGCTCTGGAAAATGCGACCGCCAACGTGGAAACCGCTTTCGGAAAGACCCGCGCCACGGTCGATGACGCCTTTACCAACCTGCAGACCAAGACGATCCAGTTCGTCGGCCAGTTGGACGCCAGCACGGGCGCCTCCGCAAAACTGGCAGAGGTGATCGGCTTTGTTGCCAACCATCTGGACGAAATCGCTATGGCGGCAGGGCTGGCGACTGTAGCGGTCGGCGCCGGGTACGCCGCCGCGATGACCATCGCCACGGTGAAGACCATCGCGGCCAGTGTCGCGGCCGTTCGACTGACCGCCTTCAATATCGCCATGACCGCCAGCATGACGGGCGCCACGCGCGCCCAGGTGGCCCTAAACCTTGCAATGGCTGCAAACCCTGTCGGCCTAGTGATCGCGGCTGTGGCGGCCCTTGCGGTGGGTCTGGTGGTGCTTAATGACCGATATGGACGCGCAGCTATCGCGGCCCGCGAACTAAACGGCATTCAAGACCAGACCTCCGGTTTCCTCGACCGATACCGTCAAGCCCAGTTCGACGCAGCGCACGCGACTGGCGAGAACACCAAGAAGGCGCTGGAACACGTCGAGGCGCTGAAGAAGGAAGGTGCGGAAATCCTGAACGTCGCGCGCCTGAACGCGCAGCGCCGGATCAACGAGGCGACGCAGGCCCGACGCGAGGCGGACCGCCTCATCCAAGCGAACAACCGGCGCCGGGCTGGGCAGGGAAACCGCTCCTTCTCGAACGCAAGCATCATTCAAGACCAAGCCACCCAGCGCATCGCCCAAACGGCAATCGAGCAGGCGCTGGATGCCAAGAAAGACGCGGATGCGGCGATCAAGGAGCTTGAACAGTTCAAGACGGACATTGCGGCGCCGCCCCCGTCCACGACCGTCAACAACCGCCCGGCGGCTGAGACGGGTGGGCCGGCAAAGAAAGACACCGGCCCGAGCCCCGAAGACATCGCTCGCACGCGCCAGCTTCTGGTTCTTGAGATGGCTATGGAGCGGCTGAAGGCCCAAGGCCGCACCTATGACGCCGAGCAGATTCAGGCCCAGATCGACAAGATCAACCTGGCCAAGCAACTGAAGGATGCGGGCGGGTTCGATGATCCGGCCAAGACCGCAGCGGCCCAGGTCGATTCGGTTCGGCAGGCGGAAGCGGCGGAACGCGGCCGGGCGGCGGCGCTAGAGCGCACCCAGTTCTTCCTCGACGCGGCCAAGACTGCGCTTGAGGCCTACAACGAGGAGCAGGACCGCCAGCTTCAACTTCAGATCGACATCGCGCGGCTGGAAGGAAACGACACCGTCGTGCGGATGCTGGAGCGCGAGTTGCGACTGCGCCAAGCCATCAACGCCCTTGGACCGAACGCCCTGCCCGAGCAGATCGCGACCGTCCGCAAGGATAACACGCGCCTGACCGACGCCGAGGACGCCGCCCGATACCGCGAGAAGGGCAAGGATATGGCCGCATCCTTCATCTCTGTAGTTCGGGCGGACGACATCGGCGCCGAGATCGGCAACCGATTCCGTGAGGCGGCCTTCGACAAGCTGCAAGACGTGATCGGGAACCTGTTCAGCCAGTTGATGCAGGCTGGCTCGGGCGGCGGCGGTAGCGGCGGCTGGATCGGCACGGCGGCCCGCATCTTCGGAGGCGGCCGGGCGCTGGGCGGGCCGGTCAAGGCTGGCGTGGCCTACAAGATCAACGAGACCACGCCCCGGAGCGAGTATTTCACGCCGGCTCAGAACGGCTATGTCGGCAACATGCCCAAGGCCAAGGGCAAGCCCGGCGGGGTCAGTTATGCGATCAAGCAGGGGGATGTCTACATCACCGGCACGGGCGACGCGGCGTTGCGGGCCTATGTGGACCGTGCAATGGCTACGACGCGGCGCCAGACCCTGGCGGACGTGAAGGCGGGCGCCCCGGCGGCCCAGCTGGAACAACAACTGCTTAGGAGTTAGGGCGCGTGGCCATTCTGACCTTTCCGACCCAAATCCTAAAGCCCCGGTCGTTTCGCCTGGACATCGTCGGCGCCGTCATCAGTGGCGGCCTGACCCAGAGCGGCCAGCAACAGGTTGTGAACGCCACGGGCGGCGGTCTCTGGTCGCTCCAGATGGATTTTAACCGCTTCACCACGGCCCAGCAGTTGGACGCCTGGCGCAAGATCCAATACGGCTCCCTCGGCGGGGTGGTGGATGTCAACATCGCCGTGTGCGACGTTCGCCAATCCCCGGTGGTCAAGGGCGCTTTGACGCCTCACAGCGATCTGACCCCCTTCAGCGACATGAGCCTGTATTCGTCGCCCGATTTCAGCGCCGTGCTGGCGGCAAATGCGCCTCTGAGGGCCACGTCAGCGCGGATGATTACGACCCCGCCAGACGCGGAGCCCTTCGGGTTCTTCAGCCTGCCCTATGGGGACGGTCTCCACGAACTGCACTTCATCACCTCGGCGGTCATGGTTGGTGATGAATGGGAAGTGACTTTCGTTCCGCCTTTGCGGGCGGCTCATGTTGAGGCCGAGGAGGCGACCTTCGGGCATCCGCTTTGCACCATGCGACTGGCCCAGCAGGACAGCATGACTATGGCGACAGAGTACGGCCGGTTTGGCACTGGTCAGGCGGCCTTCATTGAGCATATCCCCGGCACTGGCTGGGTTCCTCCCGGCCCAGACCCGGCCTGTGAAACCACGCCGTTTGACTTCGCGGCCTATATTGATGGACTGGTGACATGAGCATCCCGAGCCTTGAAGACGTGCAGGCTGGCTTTGCCGAAACGGCCGTCCTGATAAATCAGCGCCTGAAGATCAGCGACGCGGCAGCGGTGGCCACGTCGGGCGCCTACGACGACCTCTTGGACAAGCCGACTATCCCGGTTAAGGCCTCGGGCTCAGAGTTCCGCACCGGCACTGATGACGCCAAGTTCCTGACGCCCAAAGCAGTATTCGATGCCGCCGCCCCGGTCGCGCTGACGGACGCCACCACGGTCGCGGTGGACCTAGCGGCCGGACAAAACTTCACCCTCACGCTGGCGGGGAACCGGACGTTGGGCGCTCCGACCAACGCCAAGGCCGGGCAGAGCGGGGTTATAACCATCACCCAGGACGGCACGGGCTCGCGGACGCTGGCCTATGCCTCGGCCTACAAGAAGCCGGGGGGAACCCTGACGCTCTCGACGGCGGCGGGATCGGTTGACCTGCTGTCATATTACGTCGAGGTCGGTGGCGGCTCTCCGATTATCCGCCTCGGGCTTGCGAAGGCGTTCTCCTGATGCTGGCCGCGATCACGCCGGGTTTTCTGACTTCAGGAGGCCCAGCCGAACCGGTTGCCGACATCCTGCTGGACTTCGTAAACGGCGTCTACCGCGTGGACGGGACGACCTATGCGACCGCAGCACTGGCGGGCTTCCCCGGAACGGGGATGTTCAATGCCTCTGGTTACACCCCCACCGGGAGCGATAAATTGACCGGGACAGTTTCTCTACCCGGCGACTTTGTGCTGCTGGTCAAATACCAGTTGCCAACTGCGGGGGCGCAAAGTCGCATCCTGACGGGGGACGGAGCGACCACGAGCATTTATCTTTCGGTTGATGGTGAGGTCGCCACCTTCCCCGTTGCGGGTGCTGTGTCTACCACAGCCACAAAGATAGCTTTCGGGCGTTCTGGCGGCGTGACGAAGAAGAGCCTCGACGGAGGCACAGTGTCTACGGGGGCTGCATATGCCGCGCCTGGGACGCAGATGTTCACCATCGGGAACTCGACCGGCGGCATAAACGCCTGGACCCAGCCGATTGCTCTATGGGCGGCATACAAGCAGACGCTGACCAATGCACAGATTCAGGCGCTGAACTGAAATGGACCTTAACCCTCTCATCCAAGCCCAGATCGACGGCCGGTTGCTCTGCGCCAGCTACATTCTGCGGATCGACACGGCACCGCCTGTTCTTGCGTGGACCGGGGCGGGAGAGCTTGTGATCGAGGGCGAAACCTACCTTGGCCTCGGGACGATCCCTGATGTCCCGGCCTTCCAGTCTCTGGTCAATGGCGTGGCGGCGCGGCTCGACCTGTCGCTTTCCGGCGTGGATGCTCAGGTTCTGGCCTTGGCGAACGGTGACGCGGCCCAGGTTAGGGGAAAGGAGGTCAAGGTGGGCCTGGTCTTCCTCGACAAGTCGCTGCAACCCATCGGAACGCCAATGTGGGTCGGACCCGACTATGAGGCCGACGTGATCACGACCGAAAGCGTCTCGACTGCTGACTTTGGCCGGGCGCGAACCGTTACCCTGTCGGTTGGATCGACCACGACCGGAAGGCGCCGCCCGCTGCTAAACTACTGGACGCGCGCCCAGCAAATTCTCCGCTCGGCCACCGACGCCTTCTGCAATCTGGTTTCGCGCTACACGACAGAAAGCGAGATGAAGTGGCCGCCATGAACCTCGGCGCCTTCCTCGACCGGATGAGGCGGGAGGGCTGGGAATGGGGCGACCGCGACTGCCTGCTCTGGCTGGGGCTGTGGTCGCTGGAGAATACCGGAATCGACGGCGGGGAGCCCTGGCGGGGCCGCTACAGGACCGCCCTAGGCTGCGCCAGAGCCCTGAACGCCTCGGGCGGCATGGAAGCCTGCATTGAGCGCGGCGCGACGCTGGCGGGAATGACCCTAGCCCAGCCCGAGGGTCATTCGCCCGGCGACATCGGGCTGGTTATAGCTGACACCGCCAAAGGGCCGCGCCCGGCCGGCGCCATCTGCACAGGCCCCCGGTGGGCACTCTTGACGGCTTCGGGTATCGTGACGATCAAGGCCGAACCGTTGCGAGCCTGGAGGTTCCCCTAATGCCGGAAGCTATTGCCGTTGCAGCCGCCAAGGCCGCCGAGTTTGTCAGTGCAGCGGTATATAGCGGGCTGACTGCCGTTGGCGTATCAGCCGGCACCGCATCGCTGATCTCGACCTATGCGGCGTCGATCACGGCGGTGTCCGTGGCCACGCTGGCCTATGTCGGCCCCTCCCTTCTGTTCCGCCCGTCGATTCCAGATCCAGAGTTCGCCCGCTCGGCCCGAAAACAGGCCATCCCCGACCGCGTCTCTGGCTATGGCCGCGCCCGCGTCGGCGGCGCCTATATGCTGTGGGAGGCGGTCGGGACAAAGGCCTATGTCGTGCTGGCCCAGGTTGATGGGCTGTCGGACGGGGTCGAGCAGCTTTATCTCAACGACCAGAAGGAAACGGTGGGAGGTGATGGCTTTGTCCAGCAGGGCAGCGATCTGCGCTATGGCGTCAACAGCGACCTTGTCCAGATCGCCTATCGCGACGGGCTCCCGACCGAGACGCGCTATCCCCTGATCCCTAGCGATGTCTGGCCTACGAATGCGCGTGGTGACGGCGTCGCCTCGCTGATGATGATCTGCAAATCGTCCAGCAAAGAGCAGTTCCTGCGCGACTATCCGAACGCTCTGCCGACCCCTTCCACAGTGCGGCGCCTTCAACTGTGCTGGGATCCTCGCCTGGGCGCTCGGGGAACGATTGATGACGACGGCGACAAACTGGCGAGCGAGACGTGGCAATGGACTGAGAACCCCATCTTGCAGCTTCTGGACTACAAGACCGCCGGGTCTGGCGGGCCAGGCTACCCCATTGAGAAGTTCCTGCCCCGGATTGCCGACTGGATCGAGGCGGCGAATGTCTGTGACGAACTGGTGGCGTTGAAGGAGGGCGGAACCGAGAAGCGTTATCGCGCGGGCGGGACCTATCTGCACAGCACGGCAGACGCGGACGTGACAGCCACCCTTCTGGCCACCTGTGACGGCTGGCTGGCCCAAGACATCGACGGGAACTTCACTGTGCAGGCGGGCAAATACTACGCCCCTACGGTCACGATCACGGCGGACCACATCGTCGGGATGAGCGTTATTCACGGCAAGAGGGACGAGGAAGCCGCAAACGTGATGATTGTCTCATTCACGGACCCGACCTTTGATTTTACCGAGGTTGAGACCGACCCCCTGCGAGACGAGGCAAACATCGCCTTGATAGGCGTCGAGCGGGATCAGCGCCTGTCCCTCCCGTGGGTCCAGTCCAACAGCCAGGCCCAGAGGCTGGGAAAGATCGCGCTCGGCAAGCAGACCCAGCCCATCAGCGGGACCATCACGACAACGCTCGACGGCCTGCGGGCATGGGGCGAGCGCCGCATCAGAATTCAAGCCGACCCGAACGAAAGCGCCGACATGGCCGACATCGTCGTGGACATCCTGCCCATCACCCTTAATCCAGATTTCACCGTCTCGATCCCCTTCGTGTCGTGTGACCCTAACGGGTATGCCTGGGACGCCGAGGTCGATCAGGGCGATGGCCCTGGCGACGACACCGCCCCCCTACCGCAGCCAGTTGAGCCTCCCGTGATCGCCAACGCCTATGACAGCGGCGACGGCAGGATCGCGGTGGACATCGAGACCGTTCAGCCCGGCTCAACCTACGTTCTGCGCTGGAGGTTGGCTGCTGACTTTGCTTGGCAGATCGGGCCGGCTCAAACGGCCACCTATATGGCCCCCTATGACTACGCCACGACTGGCGTCGCCGGTCCCGGCAACTACGTGGTGCAGGCCGCCCTTGTGACCGCATCAGGCGCACAAACGGAATGGTCGGCATCGGCGCCCGTGACCATCTCATAGGTGTTGCCCCTCGCAAGGCCGCTCTCGCCATAGACGCGAGGGCGGACTTGCCTCATGTTCTGGCGATAGCGGCATGTCCGCGCGCAGAGCTTCTTAGGAGTTTGGAGCATGGGAAAGATCGCCGACCTTTTTGCGACGGTGTTTAGGGATTTCGCGTCGGGGACGAGCGACATCCCTCACCATCCGGTTAAGGCAATGATCCGTTCGATTGGGACGGAGATCGAGAAAAGCATTCGCTGGGAAGAATCCAGCCAGCCTACTAACGCCGCGACCATGCTTTACCTGCGTGACCCAGGGCTCACCGGAGCTCTGGGGTATATCGATAACGTGGCAACGATTCGCAACAACACCCTGTGGCACAAGGAGAACGGCGACACCTCGATGGGGAACGCCGCCTTCCGGTTCGTCGGGGGTGACGGGTGGGAGCATGGGGCCATGGGCTACGCGGCCCTCCAGTACGGTGCGGACCCCAACCATCCGAACGTCTACCCCCAGGGCTTCGGGAACTACATGTTCATCGAATGCTCAAACCTTCAGAACGGCGGCCCGTCTAACAAGGACACCAACTTCGGCATCCTGACCACGTTTGCGGAGGGCAGCGAAACCCACCCGGCCGGGCTCGGATACTTTGCGTGCAGCTATTACAGCCGCTCGGGAGACTGGACTTTCCGGTCCAAGCCGGGCCAGCCCTTCAACGTCATGGCGCTGGAGGTCGTGCCGGTTATCGGCAAGGATGCGGTGCCGATTGACGGCGTGCCGCAGACGCCCGGAACGCTCGTTTTCATTATGTCGTCCAACAAACTCAGGGCACGACACCGCGAGGCGCTGTACCCGGACGCCTTCTTCACCTCTACGAACATGGACCCAGGCGGCTTCCAGGACGATGCCGCCCATCCGTCGTGGATGTGGGGCGGCGGCGGTAGGAACGGCGGTGGCCTGGACAGGTTCGTCGTCTATCGCAAGCCTCCCGGCGGCGGGGCTTTCCCGCCGGTTCGGCTTATGGAACTTGAGAATGACGGCACGCTCTTGGTCGTCAAGCGCCGGGTCAACGAAGCCGGCACAACGGCAAAGACGGCCGGCCTGGCCAACCTCGTTGCAGGTACGCTGACGATCAACACGACGGCCGTGACCGCTCTTAGCCGCATCCACATCCACCGCCAGAGCGTGAACGGCCCTCAGGGGGCTATCGGCGTCTCTACGAGAGTCGCGGGTACCTCCTTCACTGTCACTTCGACACAGCCGACCGACACGGGGTATTTCGCATGGGAGATCGTCGAGCCTGGCTCTCTCTAATCTTCGCCTAGCGTGATAGTCGGCTCTGGCCCCTTGTGCTGCGCCGCCTCCTGGGGAAATCCTAGACGGCGGCGTTTTGCCGCCTGGAGACAACCCATGCCAGACGAGAACGGCCCCGGCGGCCATCCGGTCCCCCCGCCCCCTCCTCCCCCGCCCCCTCCCCCGACTGAAAAACCGGAAGAGGTGGGCTAAATGCTGATTGCATACGGCTCGGCCTGCCTGCTGGTCATCCTTCTTTCTGTCCTGCATCGCCCGGCCGCGCCGTATGCTTTCACTTTGGCCGCCGGGTGGGTCCTCGGCTTCATGCCCTACGACCTGTGGTGGATGGTCAGTCTGGCCGAGGGCGCGGTCTTCTGCAGCCTCCTCCGATGGAATAGCCCTCTGTGGGCTCGGGTCGTGGCCGCCTGCGTCCCGGTCATGCTTTTCTGCGATGGCGCCTTCTGGGCGATCAAGGCGCATGGCCCCCACCTTTCTGAACCGTATGAAATCGCCCTAAACGTGTTATTCGGGATGCAGCTGCTTGCGGCGGCGTGGCCGGGAGGGGCGAGACTTGTCAGGCTGGGGCTGTCTCTTAACCAGCGGGTTCGGTCTCGGGTCGGCGGCCTGGCTGGCCTGGGCCATCCGGCGCGCGGTCGCACCCCCGCCGGTCGTTCTTGAGCTTCGCGAGGAAAACGCTAAAGACGAAATCTCGCCCTATGCGTTGGCTTCTGATAGGCCAGACATCGAACAGGACGCCGCCGCCATGCAGACCGCCCGCCGCTCGGCATATCGTGACACCAGTTCCCACCGCGTTGGCGCTTCGGCCTCGCCAGTCAGGAGTCAACTAATGGCCGAGCGCAGGGCGAGCGGAACAGGGTCAGGCTCGGCGGCATACCAGCGAATGGCTGCGCGCGAGGAAGCGGCCCGCGCGGCTATGAACGACCGGATTGAAGCGAACATCGACCGCGTTCTGGTGGAGCTTCACGAAATCAAGACGGACGTGCGGCGCCTCGACCAGAACGGCTCGACCTTGGCCAACCGGATAAGCGACGTGGAGTTGCAGATCATCAACACGCGCGACGAGGTGCAGCGCAGTTCCGCCGCCCCGCGCCCCAGCCAGGTTGAGAGCGCCAAGAAGGCCATTAAGGACACGGCCAAGAGCCCGGTTGGCGTGGTTCTGGCCCTCGCCATCGGGTTCACCGCTATGGCCACGGCCGGCGACAAGGTCCCTGGCGTCCTGCGCTTCTCCGAGCGGTTCTGGGCCTTCCTGACCGGCCGAGACGTGGTCGCGGTCCACGCGCCCCCCAAGGTTCCCGAAAATTAGCGCGTTGTGCTATGGGGGTTACATGGCAATCCAAATCCCCCTTTCTCAAGGCTATTTTGCAGTCATAGACGACGCAGATGCTCATTTGGCCGCTTACAAGTGGCACGCTTGGGTGAGTAAATCGGGCGCTGTTTACGCATTGCGGAACGCTTGGAACTCCGAAGGAAAGAAGCGAACTGTTGCGCTTCACCGCGATGTTCTTGATCTAAAACCGGGCGATAAGCCTGTCGATCATATTGACGGCGACGGCTTGAACTGCCGAAGATCAAACCTTCGGGTGGTGACCCAGCGGGTTAATTCTCGCAACATCGCCGGGCCTAACTCCCGCACCACCACAGGAATTTTGGGAGTTTCCAGAAACGGGCCGGGCTTCAGGGCATATATCTGTGCCGGCGGCGCCGCAAAGCACCTGGGTACATTTGCCACTGTTGCTGAAGCCAACGCTGCGCGGCTTGTAGCAGAGCGGGCTCTCTGGGGTATTCAGCCGCGCCGCGCTCATGCCTTTGTGGATGCAGGTCTAGCATGACTGATAAGCCCTCCCAGAACCCGCCAGGGCTTTTTGAACGTGTCATTTCCGGTCTCGGAAATTTGGCCCGCCCTTATGTCCTCTACGTCTCCTCGACCGCGTCGGCGATTGCCACAGTGATGGTGGTGGCGAAGGAGATGGATCTCATCGCGGGCGCTGCCTTCGTGGCAGCCAACTGGGGCGGCGTTGGCCTCCTCTACGGCGCCAAGTCCCTAGAGGAAGGCCGCAAGGCCAAGGCCGAGGCCCAGGTGGCCATCGCCCAGACCGCAAACCCCGTTCAACAGGACCCCGCAGAATGACAGTGATTTCAGACGACGCCTTTGTGCGCCTGTTCCAGCAGACTTTCGGGCTGGATGATGACGGTTGGGCCGGAACTGACACCGTCGCAAAGCTGCGCGAGCTTGAGGGCCTGGCCGGTCTGAAGGCCCCGGCGCTGGCGACCGACGAACTGCCCGACGACTATTGGCCGATGCTGTCGCGGATCGAGAGCAGCGATCAGCCCTATGTGCAGGCCCTCTCGTCGTCGGCTTCGGGCCTCTATCAGTTCATCCGGTCCACCTGGCTGGGCGAAGGCGGCAAATGGGGGCCGACGCTGCGACCTGCGTTCGGCGGTCTGCGGCCCAACCCCGAGGAGCAACTGGCCCGCGCCAAGACCTTCACAGCCAAAAATGCCGCATACCTTCGTAGCAAGGGGATCCCGATCAACCGGGCCAGCCTCTACGCCGCCCACTTCCTCGGCCCGGTAACGGCTGCGGCGGTCATCGGCGCCGACGTGAAGGCGCGGGCCGACCTGATCGCCGGGGATGCCGCCACGAAGGCGAACCCGTCCATCCTCAAGGATAAGACCGTGGGCCAGTTCCTTTCTTGGCTTGAGAAGAAGACGGGAGCCTGGGCACGATGAGCGGCATCTATCTGAAGATCATGGCGGGGATCGTCGTGGCGGCCCTCGTCATCGCGCTGGGAATCTCGCTGAAGACCATCGGCCGGCGCAATGCGGAACTGCTTCAGGCGAACCGCGACATCACGGCGGCAAATCGATCGATCAAGGAGCGAGACGCCAAGATCGCGGCTTTCTCGTCCGCTGTGGCGGGTCAGGCTGAAGAGGCGGCGATACAATGCGCCCAGCAGGGTGACGTAGGATTCGCCAGGGGCGTAGAAGTCGGAAGAGCGATATGCACCGCCAAATAGTCACTTTGGCCCTGTGCGGGCTTCTCTGGGGCTGCGGGACCACGGCCCAGGTCGTCACCACGCCGCCCGATCCCTGCCCGGCCAGCGCGACGGCGGCGTCCGAAACGAAACCAGCCGCCCCGACCCTCACGGATCAGCAGCGGCTGGCGGTCGATGTTGCGGTTCTGGGCGTCCTCGGTGAAGCCCTGTTCGTGGCCCGCGAAGGCGCCCAGACGGCCCGTGAACTATGGGCAGACCGACAGGCCCAGCGCGTTCGCCAGACCCGCCAGTGGTGCGCCGCTAGGACCTAGCGTCTTCCTCATCCTGCCAAGTGAACCGGCGTAGTGCGAGGGGTCTGACGTTTTCGCACCCCTCGTCTTCCAGAACGGTGATAACGGCCACTTGGCTCATGTCCACGGCCTTGGCGATTACCGCAATCGCCTCCTTCTCCTCGAACATCTCAAGGATTCGGGTCCGTTTTCCCTGCGCCAAGCAGCGGTATTTAGGGCGCGTCATTCTTGGCCTCCAGAGCCTGCTTGTGAACGGCGGTGGCGGCGTTGCACGTCAGTTCCCTGATCGCCTCGACCGTCTCCGTGACGCCCGGTTCCGCCAGCGTGTGATAGACCAGACGGGTCAGGGCGGTGACAGCGCCGATCATCACCGCGTTGATGTCCTCGGGCGCCGACAGGTTGCCCATGCGGCTGGTCAGGACCGCCCAGACCGCCGCATCTGTCCCTGCGGCGCGGGCTTCGAACGGGGTCATGAGAACACCCCGTGAGCAGCTGCGCGGCGTGGCTCAATGCCCCACAAACGAACCTCGGCGGCCAGCCTCGCCGCATTCGCCTCTTCGATCATAGAGAACACGCCGAGATCGATCTGGCGCCCTTCAACCTGAATTCGGGCTTTGTATTTGCCCGAAGCTGTTGGGCTGACGCCTAGGATTCCGGTCAGGCTGTGCTTACGCGCTCCCTCAATGTTCCGGTTATTCAAAACCCTGTTTGAACGGCGCAGGTTGGCACGGCGGCAATCCAGACCGTCACCATTGCGATGGTCAACGATTGGGTCGCCAGGCTTCAGCCCAAGAACCTCTCTGTGAAGAAGGAGGCCCTTTGTCTTTGGATTCGGGCGAGGCGAGATGACGACAGCCCTTGCGGCATACTTTTGGCCGTTGGGGCAAATCCGAACGTGCCAGCGGTGTGCCGCCAAGTGCCCGTCCTCATCATCTACGAGGGCCGAAAGGCCATGATTGAGCGGGATGGTGATGGTCATTTTTGGCCTCTGATTTCTGCCATTCTCTCCATCACGAACCGCGAGACGCCGGTTTGCATCCCCTCGTCGGCCTCGGCCAGCCACGCCTCGGCCCGCGCGGTGGCATAGAGTCCCTGAACCACCTCCGGGTCGGAATAGGCGGTGACGGCGATCTGGAACAGGTTTGCGCTGCGGGCAGGGTCCAGCTTGGCGCCGTCGTCGTTCCAGTCGCAGACCTTGGCCCATGCCTTGAGACGGGCGGCGCGCTTGGCGACGGCGTCGGCCTTCCATTCCGGGGTCCGTGACAGGGTGGTCAGGGCGGTGGAAAGCTCGGGCCAGTCGGTCGCGTCACGGGCGGCGGCGTCGAAGATGTCGAATGGTCCGAATCCTGCCTGATCGTCAACGGTGGCGGGCTTCTCTGTCTCAGTCTGGGCGGTTTCGGCCGTTTCCGAATCCGTGCCCTCGGTTGACAGATCGGCCGCGTTTTCGGATTCGGTTGCGGGCGCGGCCTCGGCTGATTTCGCCTTGACCGGCGCCTGCTGGGTGTAGGTCGGGTGGTCATCCGTGGCCTCGACCACGCCGTTCGGCAGGCCGTTGAAGTAAACAGCGCGTCGGCCCGAGGGATACACCTCGTCGTCGGCCATGAAATAGACCGTGTCGGCCGGGGCCGGGCCTTCGTGGATGACTTCGGCTTCGATCTCTTTGCCGGCGTCGGCAGAGGCATCATCAACCATGTTGCCGGCGTCGGCAGAATGGTCCGCGACCACCTGGGCCACGATTTCGGGCTCGGCTTCAGCGATAGCCGCCAGAGCCTCGTTCGCCACGGTCGCCTTGCGGGCGCGCTTCTTGGGTGCGGCGGGTTCAGGAGCGGGCGCGGCTTCCCCTGCCTCTTCCTGAATGTCGCGGATGCCGAAGCCCTCGGTGGCGGCGGCCGTCAACGTCTGGGCCGTCTCCATCTTCGCCAGCAAGCCGGTTCCAACTTGGGCAGGTGCGGGCTTGTCCATGATGCCGGGGTTCGCTTCCATGAAGTCCTCGATCTCCTCCTTGATCGGCATCCCCCGCAGCACGTCGGCGGCGGCGTCACGGATGGCGAACGAGCGGGCGCGCATCTGGAGCATACGCTTGGGCTGCGTGACCCACGGCGATGGCTTGCCGCTCATGCTGGTTTTGCCCCAGAGCTTGGCGGTCTTGGCATCGGTGACGCTGTACTCGCGGGTCACGACCTTGCCGTTATCAGGCCGGGTGACGCGGCAGAAGGCTGTCATCTGGTCGCCTTCGCCTTCGTGCCATTCCTCGATGTCTAGGCCGTTGGTCAGCGCCAGGGCCATCAGGCCATCACCCCAGAGCGAGGGGCGCCCATTGACGATGGCGAAAGACTGGACGGCCTGAAATGGCTTCATGCCCAGTTCGGCCCCGGCCATGATGGCGACAAGGACCTTCTCGGGTGTGTCGATGTCGCGCGGGGTCATGCCAGAGGCGGCCATCGCGGAGGCCAGGCGGAAACCTTCTTCAAGGGTCTGGGGTACGAGGGCGCCCACGGCCCCGCCTGTCTGCATGGGGGCAGGGCGTTCGCGAACTTGGGTCGAAATCTGCTGATCGGTCATGTCTCTTTTTTCCTCTGGAAATGATGCGGTTTTAGAAGGGGTTCAGGGTTTAGGGAGCCGTATCGGCAGGTATGCAGTCACCACCGGTTCAGGGACGCCGAGAGTGCGGGCTATGTCTGCATCGGCCTGCCACTTCTGGATTCCCGAGATGATGGCGCGGGCGGTGTCAACGTCTTCCGCCATGTTGGTGGTCCAGTCAGAAAGCCATTGCGCGAAGGCTTCATGGGTTCGGGCTTTCGGGCTACCGTGCAGATGGCGGCCCAGCGATCTGCGCCAATAGTCGGCGTAACGCTGGGTGTCAGCCTCTGCGGCCTTCAGGTTCTTGCGATAGCTGTTTTCCGCGTCGCTCATCAGCCAGCCTCCAGAGCCAATATTTCAAGCCGCCGCTCGATCTGCTTCACGCGGTACGGCCTGACGGGGAAATAGGTCGCGTCCTGCTGGCCGCCGCCGGGACCGTGCCACACGCCGGTCTCGCACGCCTTGGCGAAGATCGGCAGGACCGCGCGGATTTGCTGTTCGCCCAGGTCGAGGTCGGCGCCGGAAATCTCGACCACGCGGACGCAATGGGGTTCTTCCTTCTCAGAGAAGACCAGCGAGAATGATTCCATCGGTCGGCCAAACAGAGCCTTGCAGGCCATACCGATCAGGGCGCCTTGGACGTGCAAGTCATGATCGCTGATAGCCTTCTCGATTCCCTCGTCGGTCACGTCGGCCGCCGACTTCAGGTCACTGAACGCCATGTCTACGGCCGGGATGGCGTCGGGCCTGACCTTGAGCCAGACGCCTGTTTCCTCGTCCTGCCAGATCATCGAGTGTTCAATCAGACCGTTGAGGATGCCGGCGCGGATCATGGGTTCGCGCTTCAGAGCCTCGGCCATTCCCCGTATGTTGATCAGTTGGTCCGTCTTGATCACGTCGAGCCTCTGCTCCTTGGCTTCCTTCAGCCATTGGCGGCAAATCTTGGCGTTACCGTTCCACGGCTTCTCCTTCGCCTCTTCGTCCCGGTAGGTGTCGGGCCTGATGGCGAAGTGGGCGCGGAAGTCGGCTTCGCCTAGTAGGAGGTGGTGCGCGGCTCGCCCAAACAACAGCGCCTCGGTCTGCTGCTTGGGCTTGGCGTTTGGGTTCAGATAAGAGCGGGCGAAATAGTGGGCTGCGCTCTCGCTGAAGATGGTCCGAACGCCCGTGCTGCTGAGCGACGGTGCGCGGGTGATGGCCTGGTGATAGCCGCGCCCGTCTGGCGTCGTCATCGGGATGCCGGAATAGATGCCCGGCGCCGTGATCGGCTTTCCGTTCCAAGGTCTAATGATCATCGTCCGCCCCACTTATCTTTGATCTCGCTGCGGTCGAGGCCCTTGTAATAGTCGGCCCGGTCCTGGGTGTGGCCCAGGCGCGCGGCGTCGATGTCGAAGCGGGGCAGGGCGTTTTCCAGCCCGACAACCCGCTGGGCTTCCATCAGGGCGTCGAAGCTGACGAACATATGGGCATAGCGGCGGCCCACGATGGTGTCGGGGTGGTGCGGGCGCAGGGCCTGAAGCGCGCGGATCGCGGCGGCGCCGGCCTCGATGGCCTTCGCGTCTGAGAAAGACATCGGCTTGCGGGCTATGGCGTCGAGGTGGGCGGCGTCTGGGTGGTCGGTCATGTCAGCCTTCATAGGGTGGGGGTGCGTCGGTTCTGGTCGTGACCTGGCGAAGCATCTGGGCGCCGATCCACGCGGTGAAGGCCGGCGGCACGGCCTCAGACATCCCGGTCATGGTGGCCCAGGGCATACCCATGATGTCGCGGGCCAGGGCGGCGCGGTCTTCACCTGGGAAGTCCACGGTGCGGCCGGTCCCGTTGCCGGTGCGATACTCGCCGCTCCGACAGCGAAGATGGCCGCCGTAGACGTTCGCCAGGGGCCGGCCCTGCGCGCCTGGATCGCGCGGTGGGCGAAGGGTCCAGTTCGTCTCGAACGCCCGTTCTCGCGACAGATCGAACCGTTGGCCGGCCGAGGTCGTCAGGTGGCAATCGAACATTGTCCCGAACAGCGAAACCGGGTTGATCAAATGCCCCTTCACCGCGCGGACATTCTCGATGACGTAGGGGGCGCCGGTGGCCCGCAGCATCTCGCGCGTCTGGGGGATGAGGTTCAGGTGGCGGCCCTTGTCGCTGTTCAGTTCCGTGCCGAACTGACAGGGCGGCGAGGCGTGGAAGCCATCGGCCAGAGCCAGCAGGCGGCGGTCGGCCTTCAGGACATCCATCTGGATGAAGGCGAACGGATAGCGGGGCTGGGGGTGCAGATCGATGCCCAGCACATCCCAGCCGGCCCGGCGATAGCCCATCGCGGCGCCGCCCTCGCAGCAGAATAGATCGATGAGAAGCGGTCGCCTCACAGCATCACCACGCAGGCAATCGCCAGGACGACGCAGGCCATAGCCCCGATCAGGTCGGAGACGTGCCACGACACAGCGGCGCGACGGCTCTCGAATGTCGGGCAGGCGTCCAGAACGGCGTCGGCGCGGTCGTCGGGGATCAGGGGCAGGCCTTCCATCAGTCTTCCGCCTGAACGCGGTTGTGCGCGACCCAGAAGTTGACCGCGTTGCAGACCTGTTCGGCCGTCTCATAGCCGCTGACAGTCGCCACATGGTTCCCGTCCGCGTCCACGACCATAAACGTAGTGCCGCTGCGCTCGATGATCGAGCAAGGGATTGTTTTCATCGTAACCATTGGTCTTCAGCCTTTCCGTTGCCGGGGTTTCCGCTCCCGGTCATTGATGTATACACCACCACCAAGCGATGTAAACATTATTATTCTGCCCGCCGCATAAGGGAAATGGCCAACTTGCGAAAAATCGCAAACTGGCGAAATCGGCCCGACGATAACGCCCCTATGAATGTCTGACGGTTGATGTATACATTACAGGGCGGACGGGCTGACCGCACCAAATCCAGATCAGCCGAGACCTATGGAGCCAGAACATGGCCGAGACCCTGGGGGCCGACAAGAAGGCCCCGAAGAAACCCGCCAAGGTAAAAGACAACGTCGTGGCCTTGAAGCCGAACAGCACCACAGTGGCGACCGGCGAACCCATCCCGAACGCGCCCCCCGAGGAGCAACTTCGGAAGACGCTCCTCAACGGCGTGGCCGACCTGCGCGACTACGACGACAAGATCGCCACCGCTATGTCGAAGGTCAAAGCCCTGCGCGGCGACCGCAAGGCCGTGGTGGCCAAGATGGGCGCGGCCGGCCTGCCCGCCTCGCTGATCAAGGAGGCGATGGAAGACGCGGACAACACCCGCACCGACATGGCCGAGAAGGAGAAGGCCCGCGACTTCATCCGCGACACCTTCGGCCTGGCCCGCGCCGACTACCTCAACGCCTTCGACGGTATGCCTTCCAGCGCCGTGGAAGAGGTGGATTGGGAAGCGCGCGGCTATACCGCTGGCGTCATGGGCGCCGATGGTGTCCCGCCCACGGAATGCCCGGCCGGAGCCTGCTCGCAAGCATGGCTCAAGGGCCACGCCAAGGTGATGGAAGCCCGCGCGCTGGCGATGGCGCCCAAATCGGGCAAAAAGGCCCCGAAATCGGACGAAAAGCCCGCCACGACTGAAGACGAACGAGGCGCCGAACATCCGCTGATCCTGACGGAAGCCAACTTCGAACCCGACACCGCTCTGGAAGAAGCCAGCACCCAGACGCTGGTCGGCGGCTATACGGACCATATCGCCAGCTATGACCGCGTTCTGGTCCGCTTCGGCAACCGCCAGCGTCTGCTCAAGGACATCGGCTATCTGGACGACGGCACCGATGAAGCGGGCGTTTCTGAGATCGAGGACGTGGCCCCCGAGGCCGCCGCTTCGTTCGAGTGAGCGCCGCCGATGTTCTGGGCTTTCGGACGTGGTTCCGAAATCGCCTTGACCGGGACGACACTGAGACCCTGAACGGTCGCATTCGTCGCACCCTGGCCGGCTGGAGGAGCAATCCCCCAGCTGGCACGTCGGCCGATCTGTTCGCCGGAATGCTGGCCGACCTCGACAAGCATCTGGGCACGGCAAATCCCAAGGCGGCGGCCAAGCACTCTGATGCGGATGCGTTCTCATGAAGCCGCTGCCGACGCATCAACGGGTTAAGGCATTGCTCGATTACGACCCAGCTACTGGCGTCTTCACTTGGCGAGAAACCGTCAGAGGTCGGAACACTGTTGCGGGCGCCGTGGCGGGCTGTGTCAGCCAGAAAACGGGCTATCGCTCCGTAGGGATAGACGGCGGCAAGCAAAGGGCTAACCGCCTGGCGTGGTTTTGGATGACAGGTCAGTGGCCAGAGCGATTAGTTGACCATGAAAACGGCGTCAAAAATGATGACCGATGGGATAACCTTCGTCATGCGACGAAGGGGCAGAACAACTCGAATAGCCGCCTAAAGAGTAACAATCGTTCAGGCTACAAAGGGGTTGTCTATCGCAAATCGATGGGCAAGTGGACCGCCCAGATAACGGTCAAGCGGATGCACAAGCACCTCGGGACGTTTGACACGCCGGAAGCCGCTCATGCTGCCTATGTTTCAGCGGCAAACCGTGACCATGGCGAGTTTGCGAGGCCTGCATGAACCTCCTTGCCTTTGACCTTGCGACGAACACCGGATGGGCGGCCGGTGACGGGTCTAAACTCCCCGTCATCGGTCACTTCCGGCTTCCAGCGACAGGCCATGACGTGGGCCGGTTCCTCATCACTGCGCGGGATTTCTACGGCGTCCTAATCACCCGGTTTAACCCCGATTTGGTCCTGTTCGAGATGCCCGTGCTGGGAACCGTCGTCACCGTGGCGGTGACGCGCAAACTGCACGGCATGGCCGGCCAGCTTGAGGTCGTCTGCCATGACCGGGGCGTTCCGTGCCGTGAAGTGGCGCCCGCTACTGCCAAGAAGCAGTTGACGGGATCGGGCCGGGCTAAGAAGCCTCAAATGATCATTGCGGCCCGAAGCCTGGGCCTGAAGATCGAGACAGAAGACGAAGCGGACGCCGTTGCCGTATGGCTCTGCGGCGTCCGTCACTATTCACCAGACCTCTGGGCCGAGTGGGACCAGAAGCTAATCGGGGTCTGACTGGTTGACCCTCTGGGCGACTGAGCGGATATAACGAGGAGGGGAGCGGCCCTTGCACGGCTCGCCCCCCTCAAACACCGGCTGATGAGGAGCCCGACGTGCCCGTTTACAATACCCTTGCGCTTGTGCGGTTTCAACCGTGACCGCGACAGCCCTACGCAACCTTGAGGCTGAACTGGGCGTCATCGGCGCCGTGATGTATGAGCCCGCGCTGCTGGACCGGATCGCGGACCTGACAGCCGAGCATTTCGCCGAGCCGTTTCACGGCCGCATCTTTTCCGAGGTGTCGGAGCGCATCAGGTCGGGCGGCATAGCAGAGCCCACCGCGCTGGCGTCCCGGTTCTCGACTGACCCTGCCGCCCGGTCCAGCGACCCGATGGCCCCACCTCGGGACCTGGCCCGCTTCTTCTTCGACCTGATGGACAAGGCCCCATCTGATCGCGTGGCCGAGTCTATGGCCCAGAGCATCACCGACGCCAGCCGCCGGCGCCAGATGATCGAGATCGCGGGGCGCCTGCGCGACGAGGCCGCAGACCCTGAGATCGACGCCTTCAACGTCCTGTCAGACACCGAGCGGGCCATCGTGGGCATGGTGCAGGCCTCGGCGCCCGACAGTGCAACGATGGTCGCTGCCGAGGATGCGGCGGCCCAGACCCTGCAGCGCATCCGCCACGACAAGAAGCATGGCAAGGCGCGCGGCCGTATGTGCGGGCTGGACTGCTTCGACAAGCGCCTGCGCGGCTTCCAGCCGTCCCAGTTGATCATCGGCGCAGGGCGGCCCTCTATGGGCAAGACAGCCCTTGCCCGCGCGGCGGCCTTCGGATGCGCCCGCGAGAACCCAGGCGAGCAGGTCGTTTACTTCTGCCTTGAGATGGACCGCGACGAGATGTCGGCCCGCAACCTGTCGGCCATCAGCCGCGAGACCGGCCGGGGCATCCCCTACTTCCGCATGGAGGGCGACAGCCTGTCGGATGACCAGCTTGACCAGTTGGACGAATGCCGCGCCCGCATCCCCTCGAACTTCATTCTGGACGACAGCGACAGCCTATCGATCGATCACGTCGAGCGCCGCTGCATGGCTCTGGCGAAGCGAGGCCCCATCGCCCTCATCGTGGTGGACTATCTGCAGATTATGGAGATGCCGCGCGGCCTGAACGGAAGCAGGACCGAGGCCGTGGGCGAGATCACCCAGAGGCTCAAGCGTCTGGCCAAACGCCTGGGGTGCGCCGTCCTGGCCCTGTCCCAGCTATCCCGCAAGGTCGAGGAGCGCGACAGCAAGCGCCCGATGCTTTCGGACCTGCGCGACTCGGGATCCATCGAGCAAGACGCCAATGTGGTGATGTTCGTCTTCCGCGAGTCCTACTACCTCGAACGAATGGACGCGCCCAAGGGCATGGACGGCCGCGTCTGGGAAGCCAAGCTCGAGACGGCCAAAAATAAGATGGAGGTCATCACCGGCAAGGCGCGCGGCGGCCCCATCGGCTCCGACATCCAGAAATACCAACCGGCCTTCGATTACATCTCGAACGAGGGCGACGGACCCGAGCCGCGGGGCGCGTGGTCGGACGCGAATATCGAAGGCTTCCTGTAAACATTGACCGCCTACAGATCGGGGCGGATAAGAGGGAGGGAGGCGGCGTTACCAGCGCTCGCCCCCCTCATAATCACCGGCTTGAAGGGAGCCTGACGTGACTGACAAACAAAATACCCGTGCGCGCGCCGTGTTGCAACATGGGGGTCAATTCTGATGGCCCGCATTAGATCGGTTCACCCTTCGCTCTTCACTGATGAGGCCTGGGTGTCGTGCACCCCGTTGGCGCGAATCCTTTACATCGGGCTATGGACCGACGCCGACGATCAAGGACTTTTCGAGTGGAAGCCGCTTCAGTTGAAGATGCGCCTACTGCCTGGAGACGGCGCCAACGCGGGAGAGCTTCTGGACGAACTTTGCCTCGTCGGGCTGATTCAACAGTGTGAAAAAGACGGAAAACGCCTCGGTGCTATCCGGGACTTCCGAAAGTTCCAACGCCCTCAGAAGCCGAACGCCATCCATCCTATGCCTGAAAACATGGAGGAATATCTAGGAATATCCCTTACCGATCCGAAACGCGTAAGCGACGAGTACGATACAGGTACGGTAAAACCTTCGCAGATGGAGGATGGAGGAGAAGAGAAGAAGAAAGAACCCCCTACCCCCAAGGGGGAAGCGAAAAGGTCTCGCCGAAAGCCCGAGGTGTCCATCCCGGATGATTTCCCCGACCTGAAGGCCAAGCAATCAGCCGTTCTTCAGGTGAGCGAGAGCGGAAAGGCCGTGAAGATCAGCTTGGAGGCCGAGAAGTTCCGAAACCATGCTGCCCAAAACGACCGACTGGCCCGCGACTGGCCGGCGGCGTGGCGGAACTGGATCATCAATGCCTGCGAGCGGGCGCCGGCGCTGGGCCTCGTCCAGCGGGAGGTCCAGACCGAGCATGACCCCTGGCCCATGCGGGTGCGGGCCTGGATCAACGACACAGGCTGGAATCATGTGGACTGGGGGCCAGAGCCGTTCGAGCGCGGCTGCAAGGTACCTTCGCACCACCTTCCGCCTAGGGCAGCGGAATGAAGGCCCCGCCGCGCCCGTCTATGTCCCAGGCCCGGCGCGCTCGGATATTCGAGGCCCACGGCGGCGTCTGCGAGCTATGCGGGCTAGGAGAAAGTGGCAAAAGCGGATACTAGGGTAATATGCCATCAGGTGTTTACCCTAGAAAACGTCGAGAAGGGCCGCGCCCTGCCAATCCGCCCTGTGTGGTGGATGGTTGTTCGCGAACGGGACGGACGCCTGGGCCTTCGATGTGCGAAATGCATTATTACCGAGTCCGCAGGACTGGCGAGGCGGGTGCGGCGAACGCGAAGACGCCTTATGGCCCCGCCCTTCCCAAAGGCGAGCGCCGAAAAATATCCGTCCGCGAATCCCGTAAAAAGGAAATCGCAAATCCGCCCATTGCCCGGCTGATGTCAAAGATTGAACACGACACGAACGGCGGTTGCTGGCTCTGGTCGGCGCAAAGTCAGACCGATTTCGGTTATGGTCTTTTCAAGTGGGCAGGAAAGTATTTAGGGGCGCATCGGGCGTCTTGGCTAATGCTCGTCGGCCCCATCCCGCCCGGTTTATCCGTCTGCCACAAGTGCGATATTCCGCAGTGCATAAACCCTGACCATTTGTTTCTGGGAACACAGAAAGCGAACGTCCAAGACGCCATCGCGAAGGGCCGTTGGACACAGAGCGTTCAGGCAAAAAAGGCCGAGACAATGTTTCGAGAAAAGGTTGGGAAAACCGTTCGTCTGACCATGACGAAAAAGCGGCGCCGAGAATGCCTAGAGCGGAGCGGCCATGTTTGCGCCTATCCCGGTTGTGACGAAACCGAAGGGCTGGAGATCGACCACATCATCTGCCTGGGCCTCGGCGGTAAGGACGAAGCCCAAAACCTAGAACCGCTGTGCGGGCATCACCATAGGCAAAAGACCGACAGGGACATCCGCCTGATTGCGAAGGCTCGCCGTTTGTCATCGGAGACCGGACAGGCCGCCAGGCGGGCCAAGAACGGGCCTCAGATCAAATCGCGCGGCTTCCAGAAGGGCGGGCCGAAGCGGAAAATCCCGTCTCGGCCGTTCCGGTGATGTTTACATTCCGCCCCGCATGATGTTTACATGAACCATGACCCAGAAGCGCCCCACCGACCCGAACGCCATCCCGCCCGTCACGGTTCGCCCTAAGAAGGGGTCTGCCCTCGAGCGCATTGTGGACTCCGTCAAGGGGTCTGGCCGTGGCGCCGTCTCCGACCTGATCCACGGCTGGGCCGAGCGTCACGACGACGCGGCCAAGGCTGCGGCGCCCCCCGACATCGTCCCATTCGACTGAACCGATCCTGAAAGGCTGAAACCATGACTGACCAAACCCCGCCGACCGACCGGCCTCTGACGGCTGGTGACTGGATCGAATGGCATGGGGGCGAGAACCCTGTGCCGGGGCAGATGGTTGTTTGCTGCTACGAAGACGGATCAACGGACGATCACCCTTGGCCCTCCGAAGAGGTTGCGTGGGGGGCTGAGCTTGACGGCACCACGCACCTTTCGTCCTACCGCCTCGTCCGCCCAGCAACGTCAGCAGCGAGCGAGGGGGCTTTGGCGGCGCTTATTTGCGCGATCCTTGAAGATGAAGGTGGTTCGGGCGCTCCTTGGTCTGTGATCGCGGATCGGATTGCCGCGTCAATCATAGACGAGAACCACCTTGCTGTCTCGTCGTGGACGGTTCGCGCCGCCCTAGAAAAGATTGCGGGTGAGCAGCAGTATCGTTCGGGGTATTGTCAGACCGACATCACTGTTGAACCTGCCCTTAGCGCGGACGAAGCTCAATCACTTGCCAGAGAGACGCTAGCCGCCCTCGCGTCCCCGCCCGTCTCAGAACGGGAGAGGGAGTTGGAGGGGGCTTTGGCTCCGTTCGCTGAGATCGGTCAGTGGTTCTTTGCGCGCGATCTTCCAGACGAAACGCCCGTGGTCGAAATCACCGGGCTCAGCGGAAGGACCTTCCTGACTCGGGGCATGTTCAAGGCTGCGCATTCCGCCCTCACCCCCCAACCCGCAGGAGAGGGAAAGTGAAGGACTTCACCGATGCACAACGCTCGATGCTCTGCGCGAGCGATCCTGACGACGTGACAGGCGAAGAGGGGTGCGGCGTCGAACTTCGGACCGGCGCGCACTACGCCACCGCGAAGAGCCTTGAACGGCGAGGATATGGACACGTCCAAGGCCCAGGCGGTCCGCTCCCCGGAATGTACTGGAACAACTCGACCGGCTTGATCGCGCGGTCTGACATTCTCACCCAACAGGAGCCCGTCTGATGGCTGATGCAACCAATCCAATGTGGACCGCTGAGCGTGAAGTCGGCGTCGCTGTTTACGAGCGCGTCGAGAAGCTGGTCGCAGCGAACCCGTCGTCCGGAACGTCCGAGTGGGTGGAACTCGACTACCTGTCGCATCTGACCGAGAGCGTCGAGGAAGTCGGCGGATATGATGGTCCGCTGACGCCGCTCCTAGCCTCCCCGCCAGCCCGCGAGGAAGCCCCAGCCTGCGATAACTGCGGCGGTAAAGGCTACACCGAACACGAGGGCGGCGATGGCGAAGGATGGCCCAGCAAGCCCGAAATCGAAGCCTGCGGGGTTTGCGAGGAAGCCCCAGCCGAGGGGGCGGGGGAGCGGATCGACTGGCAGGCGCAGGACGCCGTTGCGGGCGCTCTTCACTCGATCCTGCCGCTCGACGTTGACTGGCAGCATATGAGGATCGCAGGGCGGGCTTTCGTGGACACGCTGAACGCCCTCCGCAACCGCACGTCGGAGCCGGAAGCGGGGGCTGAGGCTTTCGATCCCGTAGCTTTCCGCGCGAAGGTCGAGGCTGGATGGGATGCCCCTCCTATCGAAACCCGGCTCATGGGCTTCGCGGATTGGATTTCGTGGTGTCTCGACGGGAAGTTCGACTGGCGCACCACCTCGCCCAAGTTTCTGGCCGGGATGCGCGACGATCTGACCATTGCAGCCCACCCCGCCCCCGCGACCGCCGACAAGCTGCGGGTGGCGGTGGAGGCGCTTGAGGCTATACCCAAGGTCACCGGCATGACGCCGAAGGACGTTATATCGAAGCAGCGTGGTATCGCCGCCAGAACCCTCGCCGCCCTGAATGAGCAGCCCCAATGACCGCCGTAGATCACGCCGAGCTGAAGCGGCTGGATGGCGAAGGCAAGAGCGCCGTCTACACCGCCGCATACGACACGATCAGGAAGGGCGCGCCAGGTCTCAGTGATGCCACCTGCTCTGTCCTTGCTATGTCCATCAACATGAAGGTCTCGCTCTCGGTCACAGCGCCCCTCCTGTCCGAGATCGAAGGGCTGAAGGCTGAGCGGGATGCGAGGCGAGATCATGCTTGAGTGGTCGAAGGAGGCGCGACGGCTGATCGGCGAGGTTCACGCCTCGCTGCCTGACGACGCCACCCTGGCGCAGCGCAAGGCGGCGATCCGCGAGGCGTTCCCCGATAGCTGGCGCGGGTATTCGTGGCCCTACAAGGCGTGGCTGAAGGCCCGCAAAGACTACCTCAAGAAGTACGACGACACCGCGCCTGCGCCTCTGTTTGACGGTTGGGCGCGCGACCCTGAAACCGGAAGGCCTGTGATACCGTGACTGAATATTTTCCAGTGATGTACGTCCCCATGCCGCTCAACGCGAACGGTGACGGGCCAGCCGACGCCGCTGATGCCGTGAGCGTGGCGCACGAGGTCTGGGACACGGAAACCAACGTGACGATCTGCACGGCGAAGGATGAAGCCACGGCAAATCTCATCGTCGCTGCGTGGAACCTCCGCGCCCAGGCCCCGGATAGCTGGAGGCCGGAGATGGAGGCGGTGGACGCTCTGCTTCGGATCAGGACTGTATTCCAGGCCCTTGACGACAACGCGTCCGACGAGACGCCCGTAGTGCTGAAGGCGGGCGATGTAGCCACGCTCCTTGAGGTCATTGCCGCCGCCCTTCGCCCCAAGACACCGGAGAGCGGGAAGTGAACCGACATCACGACTTCGCAGCCCATTGCCTGGCCGTGGCGGGGTCATATCTCGACATCGCAGCGGCTTGGACCGGCCTCGACCCCCTACGCGCCGAGACCGCCTGCCGAAATGCCATGATATGGAACGAGAAGGCCCGCCACCATCTGGCAAGGGCAGAGCGCCGGCCGTGACCGACCACCGCAGAGAACAGCGGCGCCGCTACGACAGGACGAGACAGGGCGACGAGGCCCGCAAATGGTATCGGACCAAGGCCTGGGCCATCCGGCGCCGTGACCAGCTGGCCACCCATCCCATGTGCTGCCTATGCGAAGCCGAGGGCGTGATCCGCTACAGGGAACGCATGATCGTAGACCACCACCCCCGCCACAACGGGGACTATCTCCAGTTCTTCACCGGCCCAGTCCGCACCCTCTGTAAACACCACCACGACACCCAGGCCCAGGCCGACGAGGCGCGGGGCTTCAGCGTCCAGATAGGCGCCGATGGATGGCCCGAAGACGACCAGCACCCATTCAACACCCAAGGGGCACGCCCTAAGCCGAGGATGCCCCCAAGGAGGCCTCCCCGATAGACCAAGGGGGCGAAGGGGCGGCGCTGAGGCGAAAAGCTACCATCTGGCCCGAGATCAGCCCCAGCGGCCCGGAAAACAGGCCTCTCGATGCGGGGGGGGGCGAGAGACCCAAGCCGACCTCCGATTTCGGCGTCTCCCTCCCCCTCCGACCCGAAAAAAGTGCGGATTTACCCGAAAATCGGTCGATTTATCGTTTTTCGATGTTGACAAACCCGTTTTTGCCCCGAGGGGGTAGGGGGTCGAGCCCTCAAGGCCCAAAACGGCGGGGACGCTGAA